AAAGAAAATACGATCCATTCCGCTGGCTTTTAGTGCTTTCTTTGCCGCCTCAATTGCTTTATTGTATGAATCTTTGGCGGCTGCCAAACGTACCGGAATCTCTGCCAATCTCCCCTTTCTTTCTTCCATACGTAAACGCACGCCCTTTGCTTTCTCAACCAACTTTGCGCTTTCCTGCTGTTCTTTCATCAGTTCCGTAATGTCCTTTGGTTTGGCATACGTTTTCAAATCCTGCGTTGTCAATCCCTGCCCGGCTGCATCTGATATTGATTTGTAGGTTTTCAAATCTCGGTTTACTCCGGTACGTTCTGTTTTAAGCCCGGCAACGGTTGTATCAATTTCGGCAATCCTTGTTCTTACTTCTTCCGGCAACAAAGACTTTACAACCTCAATTTGCTTTCTGCGTCCCTCGGCGGTTTCCGACCAACGGGAAAATTCCACGGCGTCAAAATCTGTATAACCGAAAATCTTTTGCAACATAGAAACGTTATCACTTTTCATTCCGGTTGTCTTTGATTTAATTGATAACGTGCCACGTGGGTTTGCTTTTGTGAATTTCAATTCAACCTCGTATTCCTCTCCGTCGTCGCCGACAATCATTTTTGCAAAACCTTTGCTTTCTCCGTTCTTCAATACGGCGTCACGGTTCCCGGTCAACAAAGCCCCAATTGCTTTTAATACGGTTGATTTTCCCAACTCATTATCCCCGGTAATGAAATAAACGTTACCGTCAAAATCTGCGTTAAACTCTTTAATTACTTGGAAATTTACCAATTCTAATTTCTTTACTATCATAACACTCTCGGTTTGTGCCGGGGTTTCCCCCAGCGGTTAATATTATTTTTTTGTTTCTCTCATTCTTTGGTATATCATTGTTTGCACCTTAACAAATGCGTCCCGGCTTTCTTTCGCTTCCTCAACCGTGCAATCAGCAATGAAATTTTCCAAACGCTTGTATAATTCGTTCAACTCTTTGTCGCTCATTGCGTGCCGGGTTGCTCCTACTTCATCAATAAACTTTCCCATCAGAAACCCGGTTTTAATTTCAATTGTTTCAAAACTTCTTTCAACTCTTAATCTGTGTAATTTTGCGCAATCTCTTTTGATACGCAATTGTGGTTCATAGCAATTGTTATTGCTCTTTCTCTGCTAATCTTAATTTGCTTTCTTTTAATCATAGCTTTATATTTTATCCGGGAACCCGCCCGGTCGGTTCGTTGTATCTCAACGGCACAAAGGTACGTATATTATTTTAATCTCCAAAAGCTTTTCTTTTTATTTTTCAAAAAAAACAAAGAAGCCCGGCAATATTACATGCCGGGCATACCTTAAAACATTTTCAATTGTTTATCAAACATCTTTGCAATAACTGCATCAACTTCACCTTCTAAACGTTTACACGTTTCCAATATTTCCGGTCTGCGTTGGGCAAAATATCTGTGTTGATTATGACGCATCTGTTTTGTTAATTCAATAAAATAATCAAAAGCATATTCCCATTCATAACCGTATGCA